CTTGGTGCTAATGTAAGGTCAGCAGAAATGTCATCTGGAAATTGATAGCTGGGATTGATGTCAACTTGCAGTTGATAGATGTTAGGACGTGATGTTTCATAGACATCTAAGCATCGTGTGGTAACTGTTCGCGCAAAATTACCAGCTCCTTCAATGTATTCCAAATAATATAACGTAATGACTTTTTCTTTCAGTTCATAGATGTTTTCATCTAGAAATTCTGTAGTATCTACCTTGATGAAACGCTTTCTGCTCCATCTACCATCTGAAGCACGAAGAAGATAATCACCTGGATATTTTACGGTAGCTGTATCATTGAACATGAAACGGAAAAACATTTCCGTAGCCGTTTCAGAACCTTTAGCTTCGTAATATTGATTGATGTATTTTATCAAACGACGGTTATCAAGAACCGTGTCGCTTGGCATATCATAAGCGAACTGATTTCTGAAATATGGAATGAATACATCCAATGTTTCATCAATGTCCATCCAATCCATGTTGCTAAGAAGCACATCATGTGCCTGACCTTGATTTTCTAGAAACTTATAATAGTGTTCTAGGAAGGTGACAAATTGCGGGTATTCAGCCCGAACAAATTCAGGAATTTGTCCTGAAATTAAATGATGTAGCTTTCTCTTAATGGACATTATACTTCAGTGTATGGACGGCTACTAATAGATAAACCAGGAACAATATTTGCTGCTGAATTACTTTGACTATCATCTAAAGTTAAAATGCTATTTCGTGATGGTAATGCTGCTACAGCAAATGCAGATGTGTCTGATGTTCGTACCACAGCACTTGAAATGTTTTGATATAAAGGTTGTGGACGTACATATAGGTATAACTCTGACACATTACCAACATACTCAGTAACAATAACATTTTGTAGGGTCACAATACCAGTATTGTAATGAATGGTACCGACGGTCAGGATAGGTAAATTGGTATCTTTACTTATAAATTTAATGGTGCCACTTCCATCATCGTTGCTAACAGCATCATCACTAAAATCTTGTAGGTATCCTTCATACGTTAAGTCATTGATGGTAGTTAAAAAATTGCTGCTTCTAAATGTTTCTGGGTCAATGGCTGTTAAGAAATTCAACACTTTAGAATATCCAGATGTGTTGTTAAGACCGATAGGTATTCTTTTTTGTAGTCGCATTTTAAACAACGAACTAACAATTGAAGTGTTGGTTTGTTTAACACGCTCAGACAATTTCGATAGGAAAAATGTTCTATCTAAAGTTCCTAACTCATTGTCAAAATAATCTTCAATGGCAGCGGACACAAGAACAGAAATATCCGAGGCTTTTAATGATGTTAATTTTGGATTGTAATTTACAATACCTTCTAAACCAAGATAAACATATTCAGGATCCACAAACTCATGTTTAATGCTCATCACACTTCTTGGACGCAATATGGATTCTTTAATGAAATCTTGGTCTGCAGTGGTGATAACAGAATTGGAGACCGGATCTACAGAAATAAACACTGAACCGTAAACAGGAGGATCATTTTCTTCTCCGCCCCATACAGTTACTTCGCGTGCTTTCGGAAAATTCTGTTTGATAATGGTTCTGTAATCTTCAGCTGTGACGGCACGATTTCTGTTGGCATTATATCTAGGTGCATTGAAACGAATACTGTCAACGCTTTCTTTACCGGTTCCTCCATTGGCGGGAGAAGTAACAGTGATGGTTACCTCATCTTCTCCGTCAATATCACCCACCAAAGAAAAATCTCTGGCACCGTTGGGAGCTGCTCCCTCTGAAACGATATATGTGACGGTTACAATGTTACCAGGTGTTAAACTTGCTCCCACATTGTCATCACCAAACACGAGTTGGTATTGCCCTTCATTGTTTTCTTCCACCCAAAACACTTTGCTGGTGCTTGTGATGTCAACAATTGTAGATGTTTTCACCCAGTCTGTGGATGCTAGATTTGATGATGATGTTTGTACCGACACTAAAATAGTAGTGGTATCTACATTGTTATTTGGAATAATTAATGGTCCTGATGTGTTATCAGAACCAATTAAAAATGAATTGGATAGATAAATGCCTTCAATCAATTCCACATCAGTGAATTCAAACACACCACTTTCATTGAGAGTAGCAGTCTGTGATTCATTCACGTTGAATGTGAATGATTGTCCGTTAATGGATGCGTTAAACTTCACATCAGGCGTGATGCTTAAAGTAGATTCACTAGTCACATCTTGGGTAACAATTAAATCCACTTGTGCTTTTGCTGATGTTGTGGAACGAGGGCTGTATCCAAGCATTTTTGCCAGAGAAACCACAGATGTTCTTTTAATGGCGGTATCAATGAACATTTCATTGGCTTGTAAATTGGCCAATACAGCATTGTAATGTGTGTTATATGCCAACACATCTAACAACAAACTTAATGCAGAACCCGTGAAGTCATAGTCAGTGAACTCAGGTTGTGCTGCCAGATAGGTTCGTAAATTAGTTTTAATCGTGTCAAAATCTAATTCTGTGATGTTGAGTTCTGCCATTATCGTAATCTCTCTAGTGTAACCGTCAAGGACGTAGGTTGATTGATACCTATAGGTGTGAAGTATATGGAAATTTCATATGAGTTTTCATCTTCATTAGGAAACACTTCTACCAGTTCCAATGTAATTCTGGGTTCATATTGACTTATGGTGTTCTCAAGGCTTCGTTTGATAGCTAGTGTTGTGATGGCATCCGCAGGCTCAAACAACAAATTATATAATGGAGACCCCACATTAGGTTGAAACAATCGCTCACCTAAATTAGTAAACAACAACATTTTCAAGGATTGTTTAATGGCATTTGCATCTACTTTTTTCAACACATCCTGAGTCTGAGGATGTGCCGCAAAAGATAAATCCAAGTCTTTGTATAGTTTGTTAGGTGAAAGAATAGGCATTTTTATTTAATATTTATATGGTTATGCGAGAGCTATGAAGTTGTTGAATTCTTTTTCACGGTCAGCCAACCCATTGAATCCGCCGTTCACAACTCTTGTGACAGCTCGAACAGCAGGGAGGGCTCCTTCATCAGCTTTATTATTCAAGTTTCTTGAATTCCAGAACCAAGCAGCAGAAAGAAGTGGGTATTTGTCAGCTACCAACTCTGGATTAGCCACAACATCTTCAGGAACAAATCTTCTAAATGCAGCATAATTCTGTTTTCCTGTCAATTGAATGTATCCGCGACCACGATATCTGTATCCATCTCCTGACGCTTCATCACCATTACCGATACGATTGGCGTATGCTCGGCTACCTATTCTTTCTGGCTGACGTTCATATTGTCTAGCTATTTCATCAGTTGGGAAATATTTACCAAATACTGAACGTAACGACTTGGCTGAATAGTTTAAGTTCTCTCTAACAGCTCGGAAATGACCGCTTTCATGCGAACATTGTGCCAAGAAGTGTGATAGTCTTTGTGGTGTGTTGATGTTGAATTTACATACTACTTCTGGAATTTGTTGACGAACAGTTTCTGGAATTTTACCTTTCAGTTTATTAATAAATGCAGCCATTTCAGCTGACACACAATCTGAAGATGTTGTGGGTGCAGCTGGCGGTTCTTGGCAACTATCTGGTAGATGCACATACTTCACTTTACGGTTTGGATTTGGATATTTCACAAAACATCCGCATCCTGAACGATTAAAACCGGCTCCACCTGTAGTGTTGCCTTCAATTGTTTTGATACGTTTATCTGGGGGAGCATCAGGATAAATACCTGCCACAATTCCAATATGATTGGCATGATTAGGACGAGATGGATCACCGTAATATAATATGGCAGCACCTAGTTTAGGTGTATCAGACAACAATCCTTTTTCTCTTCCCCATCTATCCCAAGCGGCACAAGCAGCAGGCCCATAACTCTTTGGCGGAGCAGTTGCGCCAGCAGCCGTCCACCAGGAATATACAGCAGAAGCACACCATTCTGCACCTTTACCTTCTTTCTTAATTCGGTCGGCATGGAAACCACCAGAACCAGTAGCGTTCACCATGGTGTCAATGATGCCGGATTGGCCAGGAGGAAGTTCTCCTCCCCCTAATTTACCACCCGTATTATTGGCAGCTCCTCTTGAGGTTCCTGTCTCCAACATTCCCACATACTTCACGGCTTCATTAATAACTGCCTGTGCAAGTTCGCAGGTGGATTGTTGAGGTTCTGGATTTGAAGCTGGAGCAGAAATCACTTCTCCGACATCTGCTTCCGATTGTTTCAATGAAGCATATTCTTGTGACATGGGATCATCTGATTGTCGTGCTTCTAAAGCTTCGGCAAAATATGCAGCTCGGTCTTCGGGAGTTAATGTGAATCCAGGAGGAGTTATTTCTGGTTCTTCAGGAGTTTTTTCATCTACTGGTGATAATTCAGGAACAGTGAAGGCTGGAACTGGTTGAGGAGGTGCAACTGACAATGCTCCCTTAAATGTTCCTTGGAATATGTTACCTTCTGTAATGGGACTAGAGAAACTTGTTTTTGTAGTTGCGCCAATTTTAACATTGGCACCGGATTTCATTAATATG